ATCGTGTGGGTATAGATATACCAAACTAAAACCAGTTTAAGTTCAGTATGTTAGTTGTAATATGGCCAAGCTAAAAATAAAATGAGAGGGAGAAAAAAAATGCCAACAAAAGTAAAGGAGCTAAAAGGCACACTAGAGAAATCCAGATTGGTGGGAAATGAAATGGAAACTTCTCAAGTTGTTAGTATGCCTTCAGCTCCCTCCTTTCTCAATAAACAAGGCGCAGACGAATGGGACTTAGTCACTAATGAACTAGCTAATATAAAGATGTTACACTTGACAGACTTATCAATCTTAGCAGCGTACTGCAATGAGATAGGTATTTACCGAGAGATAGCTCAAGAGTTACAAGGCAACTTTACCGAGCAGACCGTTGACAAAGATGGTCGGTTGAGGTCTAGTAAGATTGCACCTAAGTACAAGGTAATGCAAAACGCTTTACAAAACGCTATGAAAATTGCTACGCAATTTGGATTTACTCCAAGCTCAAGAGCATCTCTTAGTATGCCAGAGCAAGATGAGGAAAGGACTGACGATTTTAACTTCTTTGACTAATGATTGACTTATATAACGGAGATTGTTTAGAGGTAATGAAATCTATTAAAGATAATAGTATTGATGCTATAATTACAGACCCACCATACGGAACGACAGCGTGTAAATGGGATAATGAAATTCCTTTTGAAGAAATGTGGGAACAATTAAATAGAATAATAAAACCTAACGGTGCTATAGTTTTATTTGGTAGTGAGCCGTTTAGTAGTGCTTTAAGAATGAGCAATATTAATAACTTCAAATATGACTGGATATGGGAAAAATCAATGCCTACTGGAATGGCTCAAAATTCATATATGCCTATGAAGTACCACGAAATAATAAGCGTATTTGTAAATAAAAGCAAACCAACTTTTAACAAACAATTAGCTGAAAGAAACAAAACCAGCTTATTGAGGGCTAAATATAAAATACAAGGAAGTCCAAATAAATCGAATCACATAAATATAGGAAAAAGAGAACCTACCTATTATGATAATACAAAAGTAAATCCTAAAACAGTATTAAAATTTAAAAGTGTACCTAACACTCCCAAAGGAAGTAAAAAACACCCAACACAAAAACCTGTAGCTTTAATGGAGTATCTCATCAAAACTTATACAAACGAAAACGAAACAGTATTAGATTTTACTATGGGTAGTGGAACAACTGGAGTGGCTTGTAAAAATTTGAATAGAAATTTTATAGGGATAGAAAAAAATAAAAACTATTTTGATATAGCTAGTACAAGAATCAAAGAACATCAATCTCAACTTAGGCTAATATGATAAACATTTACAATCAAGATTGTTTAGAAGCTATGAAGTCAATGCAAGACAATCAATTCGACTTGGCGATAGTAGACCCACCTTATGGAATAGGTATAAGTGGACAAAAAGAAGTTAAAAAAAAAAGAGTTCAAAGAAATAGAAGTTCAGCACAAAACAGAAAATATCATAAAGAAAAAAAATGGGATAACGATATTCCAACAAAAGAATATTTTACAGAATTGCAAAGGGTTTCAATAAATCAGATAATATGGGGAGCTAACTACTTTGTTAAACATATCAACAAAGGAACAAAAGGTTGGATTATTTGGGATAAACAACAAAAGGGTTTATGGAGTTCTGATGCAGAAATAGCATATAGCAGCTACAATAAACCTACAAGAATATTTTTGCAAAATAGAATTATTTTACAGCAAGAGGGTGGTACAATACACCCAACACAAAAGCCAGTTAAGTTATACAAATGGCTTTTAATGAACTACGCAAAGGAAGGTGATAAGATACTAGACACGCATTTAGGCAGTGGTTCAATAGCTATTGCTTGTCATAATCTAGGATATGACTTAGAAGGTTATGAGTTAGATAAGGGGTATTATGATAATGCTTTAAAACGAATCAAAGAACATCAATCTCAACTAAAGCTAATATGAAACTCAAAGAGGACAAGACTTTTTACTTTGATGATAAGGCAGCAGATAGAGTAGTCTACTTTATTGAGAATCACATCAAGCACATCAAGGGAGAGTTGGGAGGTCAGCCATTTAAGTTAGAGGAATTTCAGAAAACAATAGTTAGAGATTTATTCGGTTGGAAGTATAGAGATAGTGGGCTAAGAAGATTTAGAACTGCTTATATATGTCTACCAAGAAAGAACGGAAAGTCTACTCTTATAAGTGCTATTGCTTTGTATATGTTACTAGCCGACAACGAGCCTTCGGCTGAGTGTTATATCGCTGCTGGAGATAGACAACAAGCTGGAATTATATTTGACGTTGCTAGTTCAATGGTTAGAGCTGACAATCAACTAAACAAGAATTTGAAAGTATTTAAGAACTCAATTATCCACGAGAAAAGCAACTCAGCATTCAAAGCTATTAGCTCTGAGGCAAGTTCTAAGTTTGGCTACAACGCTAGTTTTATTTGTATGGATGAGTTCTTTGTCCAGAAAGACTCTAGTCTTTGGGATGCCTTGACTACTTCGGTAGGTAGTAGGAGACAGCCAATGACAATAGCCATTACTACTCCAGGATATAATAGAGAATCTATTTGTTATAAGACAGAGGAGTATGGTCGTAAAGTATCAGAGGGAATTATAGAGGATGATTCTTTTTATTATGTAAAATACTTTTGCGATTTAGAAACAGATTGGACCACAGAGGAAGCATTAAGGATAGCTAATCCAGGAATAGAAACTGGTATTGTAAAATTAGACTATCTCAAAAGAGAACAAGAGAAAGCTATCAAGCTACCTAGCTACGAAAATACGTTCAGAATGTTACATCTAGGACAATGGATGTCATCAGCTAGTAAATGGTTATCAGACCAGCAATGGATGGAGTGTAATAAAGCACCAATACACTTAGAGGATTATAAAGGAATGACAGCTTACGCTGGACTTGACTTAGCGAGTGTTAGAGATATATCAGCTTTTGTTTTAATCATTCCAGAGGATGATAGGTTTACGGTAATCCCTTACTTCTTTGCTCCTAAAGAAAATGCTTTTATAAGAAGTAGAAGAGACCAAGTAGACTACATAGGTTGGGAGAAAGAAGGATTGATGGAACTAACAGAGGGAGACGTAACAGACTACAACTACATAAAACGTAGAATAAAAGAAGTAGCTGAGGTTGTAAACATAAAATCTATTGCCTACGATAGATGGAACTCAAGCCAATTAATAATAGATTTAGCTGAGAATGGTTTACCTTGTGAACCTTTCGGTCAAGGATTTGGTAGTCTCTCAAGTCCCACAAAAGAACTAGAGAAAATCGTACTAGGCAAACAAATTAACCACGCTGGTAATAAAGTACTACGTTGGATGTGTTCTAACTTAGCTATGAAAACAGACCCTGCTGGTAATATTAAAATGGATAAGAGTAAATCAACTGAGAAGATTGATGGAATGGTTGCTCTTGTTATGGCTTTAGGATGTTATATGAATGATGATTCTAGCGACTCATCTACCTATGATGATAGGGGAATAGTATGGATTTGACTTTTGCGATTTCTCTTATCTTTGTAATGTAATTACAATTTTATGGGACTATTTGACTTCTTGCGTTCTGAGAAGAGGGGCGATAATTTTTTAAAGGCAGTTTTCGGTGGCTATGGTGCAGCCAACAGAACAGCAGTAACTAGAGATACTTCTTTGACATTTAGCGCAGTCTTTGCGTGTGTTAGAGTTATTAGTGAATCAATAGCAAGTCTACCCATAAAAGTTTACAGAGTCGAGGAGGATGACGATAAGATAACTGACGTCAGCCATCCAATCTACCGACTACTAGCTCGTTATCCTAACAGCTATATGACACCATACACATTCCTAGATACTCTAATGACTAACTTATTGCTAGAGGGGAATGCGTATTACTACATTTCTAGAGATTCTAACGCTAGACCAATAGAGTTAATACCTATCAATCCACAAGACGTTAAGGTAATTAAGCACGAAGGACAAATCTATTACGACATCAAAGACTATGAGATTGGTGTAATGAAAGAAGATATGTTACACTTTTTCAATCTATCGTTTAACGGATGTGAGGGAGTAAGCGTATTAAAAGCACAAAACACTACAATAGCAACTTCAATAGCTGCTAACGATACAGCCAATAGCTATCTTGGAAACTCTGCTCAAGTTGGTGGAGTTATTAAACATCCTGGCAAACTAAGTAAAGAAGCTGTAGCAAGATTGAAGAACTCTTGGAATCAGAATTATAGTGGCTCATTTGTATCTGGTAAGACTGCTATACTTGAGGAAGGTATGACGTTTGAGCAAACTAACATTGATGCTAATAAGTATCAGCTTTTAGAAACTCGTAGATTCCAGATTGAAGAAATTAGCAGAATTTTCAAAGTGCCATTATCTTTGATTGGTCATCTCGAACGAGCTGCAAACTATAATAGTATAGAAGCATTAAGTATTGACTTCGTAAGATTTACGCTAATGCCTTATATGGTAATGATAGAACAAGAGCTTAACAGAAAGTTATTTAGAGAAACAGAATTTGGCTCGTTTACTATTAAGCTAGATGCAAAGGCTTTACTTAGAGGAGATAGCTCATCTCGTGCAAGTTATTACAGAGAGATGGCTTCTATTGGTGCTTTGTCTATTAATGAGATTAGACGAATGGAGGACTTGAATAGAGTAGGTCCAGAGGGCGACCAATTATTTATGCCGTTAAACTTTGCTCCAGTTGGAGACGTAGAAGAGGAGGACAAAGAATAGATGCCGATACCTACTAAAAATATAGACGAGACTAACGAGGAGTTCATCGAAAGATGTATGGCTGATGATACTATGGTAGAGGAGTATGAAGATGACCAAAGGTTAGCAATCTGTTCTTTACAATTAGATGAGGAAGTAAGACAAACTAACTTTCCAAACAAAGGAGACGATAAAAAGATAAGTCTTAGAAATAGCGAAGAACCACAATTTGACTTTGACTTTGCTAAAAATATAAAAGAACAAACTCCAGAGATATGGAAAGCTGGAGGCAACATAAGAGGTAATGATGCTTTTATGTTATGGGAAAGAGCTAGAGATGGTCAAGATACTGAGGCTATCAGAGAATGGATAAAAGAGAGAGAGGCTTGGATAAAAAGACACTTTGAAGATGGTAAACAATTCAAGGGAGATACAGAGCCAAATCTATCTAATGTTGGTGGAGTTGTTGCTCAAATTAAATGGGGAACGATTGGAACTCTAGGAGAGCAAGGAATGAAAGACGTAATTTTAGAACTAACTAAAAAGCTAGAAGGCAAGAAAGAGGAGAATCAAGTTACTGCTAAAATTAAAAAGGCTTTAGAAAATAAAGTTGAAAAACATAACGAAGAAATAAAAGAGCTTGATTTAGCTTGGAATGGTCGTACTACTTATGCTGAACTTGAAAAGGTTTTTGATAGAGGAGTTGGAGCATACAATACAAATCCAGGCTCGGTTAGACCAAATATGACTCCAGAGAGTTGGGGTTTAGCAAGAGTTAACTCGTTTTTATTTGCTCTAAAAAAAGGTAGATTTCAAGGTGGTAAACACGATACAGATTTATTACCAGACAATCATCCAGTAAAAAAAGAAATGGAAGAAAATAATAGATTTATGAAAAAGCACGATTTAAGACACATTCAAAAGATTGAGGAAACTGATGACTCAATCATTATCTACTATGGTAAAAATGTCGATGACGTTGAAATGATAGACGAACAAGATGACGAGATGGATGAAGCAGACCACTATCCAGGACACGAGGAAGAAAAAACAGAAATAAGAACTAATCCAAACGCTGAAGTAAGAACTTTTGACGTTCAAGACTTAGAGCTTAGAATGGATGGAGACAAGCCAACAGTTGTAGGTTATGGTGCTGTATTCAACTCAATGTCTAACGACTTAGGTGGATTTAGAGAGTTTATAGCTCCTAATGCTTTTGAAGGTAGACTTGAAGATGATGTTAGATTCCTAATTAATCACGATGGTATGCCATTAGCTAGAACAACAAACGGAACGTTAAGACTTTCTGTTGATGAGAAGGGATTAAGATATGAGGCAGATATGCCAAACACATCAACAGCTAGAGATTTGATGGAACTACTAAAGAATGGTACAATCAATCAATCTAGCTTTGCGTTTACCGTTGAAGAAGATAGTTGGGAAGTAAAAGATGGAATGAACATCAGAACTATTGATAAGGTATCTCAACTTTACGATGTAAGCTCTGTAACTTATCCAGCATATAATGCTGCTAGTTCTTCTGTCGCTTTACGTTCTATGGAAGAATGGCAAGAAAAAGAAAAAGCTAAGAAACTAGAAGAAAGTTTAGAGGCTGAAAAATTAGAGG